CTACCGCTTATGAATTTAGGCCATGGAGTTAGCGATCCGGATATATCGTGAGAAAATATACTACTTGTATTATGATTATATAACCATCTTTCAAAATGATCGAAATTGGTAGTTATTTCATCTTTTCTTCGCTCAATATTCGTAATAGATGATCGTACAGGTAATGTAAGACTTGAGCTAGATTGTCGTAGTTCAGTTATATCTGCTTCGTAGGTTTCTAGTAAACCAAATTTATATTTAAAATTCTTTATTCTTTCTTCCGCAGAAGAATAAAATATGAAATTATTAAAATCTGTATAATCTATATTTAATGTAGCTTGACCAGACCCAGACAGAACCGAATCAATTAATCTTTGTGCAGTTGGTAATTCTGCGTCTAATAATTCATTCCACGTTTTAAATATTGTGGAATTACTACCATCGAAATCCGATTCAAAATTAAAATTTGGACCTTTTAAGGTATTTGATATTGGCTTATCTACTTCCGCTGTAAGTGTTACCGTATCAATGTACGGATCCATTGTTTCAAATGCAGCCCAACAAGTACTTTTTTCTTCTATATTGGGATCTAATTCTTTGTATAATTTTACATAGAATACATAAGTAGAAATATCAAATTTGATATTAACTATTTTAGAAATTTGGTTATTTCCAAAATTTAATATAACGTTATTTAATATTCCAGTATCTCTATATTCACGGATTATATCTCGGAATAATTGTAATTCAGTACCGTGTGTATTTTTTACCGATAATTTTAATTCTGTTCTATCGGGAGATATTTCAGATATTAATATTGGTAAATCATTATAAGATCCTAATAATGGTTTTAGTAAATTAATTGCTAATTTAAAACTACCACGATTTATATTTGCTAATTGGAATACTTTTCTAACATCAACTAATATGCTATTAGTTTGAGTGTCGTGAATAATGTATTTTGAATCAGGATCATATCCTAAATAATCGCCGTTAAAAGAATATACATGAACTTCAGCATAATTTCTTAATGCTATTTTAGGATCAGATGGTTGTATGCGAGAATACGGTATTAAATCAAGATCGGCTTGATCAAATAATTGACCATATTGAGGATCGTTAATCTCAAGTAAAGAATCTTTATTTATGTACCGATTAAAACTCATTTATCTATTCCAATATATCAAAACATGAAATAATTTTTTCTTTACCGGTTCAATATCTTTCCATCTTTTAGCAAATAATGCGTTAAGTTCATCAGTATCTAATGTGCGCATAAACTCACTTTTTAATTTTTCAAACTTCGAAGGATCTTTAGTTTCTGCCCATTTTGCTATTTTATCTTCAAGCCGTAACTTGCCAATTGCTCTTGCTAATACAGATTGCTGAGATCCAGCTATACCCACTATTTGTCTATACGTAAGTTTAGGTTTATTGGAAATGAGATATGAAATTTCTTCTTGAGGGGATCTCCATTCATTTAATATATTTTGCAATTTCATTTTATTCCTTATTTGCCTCGAATTCTGCTTTGGCTAATTCAGCTTCTGCCTGTGCTGCTGCCGCTGCTGCCGCTGCTGCATTGGCTTCCGCGATGGCTGCTTGACTTGCTGCTTGTGCTGCTGCGGCCTGAGCTTGTGCGGCTTGAGCTGCTGCCTTATCTGCATCCGCTTGTGCTTGTACTGCCGCTACTTGAGCGGAGGCGTCTGCCTTTGCGGATTCCATTAATGCTGCGGCGTCTTTTGCTGATGCTCCTAATTGATTATATTTTTCTATATTGGCTTGATCTTCTACTGCAGGTGTCCATTCATTTGTTTTATCTGGGATATTAGCACCCATATCTAATGCGTTACAATCTAAGGATTCTAATACTCGTACATATGCATACGAACTATTTCTTTCCGCGAGTAGTACTTCCAAAGATTTCCAATTTGGAATTTGTTTTTTCTTACCACCTTCCATAATGTAGTAAGTATAATTCTTGATATCTTTTATTCCTTCTCCGGCACATCTAAAAATAATTCCATCTTCTAATGTAAATGTATCGGGTTGTGGTACTTCGGAATCTACAAAATAAGAAAACATAGAATCAATAATTGTCATTAATGGAATATCGGATATAATTATTTTTTCAGCTATGAAATTTAAATATACCGAATTCTTTTCAACCGGAATAATATAACTATTCCTATGATTACGTTCCGACATAGGATATGTAGTACTAATAATTTCATCTTGGGATTGAACATATAAAGTTTGCTGTTCATTCGGTATTAGTGTTTCTACTAATGTAGATGAATTATATGTACTTGATACATATTGTTGATCTGCTATGTTTATTTTATTTGGCATTTATCGAGTTACTTTGAAATAATATCCATCATCTATATACTTTTCTTCCCAAACGGATTTCTTAACTTTAAAAATTAATTTATAAAATCGCTCTGGTAAGAAGGAGTTCATATTAATATGTATATAATTACCCGATGAATCACAACCAACTTTTGTTCCAAATGTAGAATATGGAATTATTGTATCACCTGATGAAACATCTACCACGGAAAAATAACTACTTGTCGGTAGTCTATATTCCGTTTTATATGCACTACTTGTTGCATAAGTCTTAACAGGAAATCTTGGACGGGCTGCTAATCGCAGCTTTGTCATTTCCGTTTCTTTGTAGTTCTCTTTGATATTCTTGATATACAAGACATAATCATCTGCACTAACTTCAGTATAAGAACCTGTACCATTAAATGTTTCTCCTTGCCAATAAGTTTCTAATCTTGGAATAAATATAGTGTGGGTTTCCCTTCCAAAATATTTTATGCTACCAAAGATTTTCGACGATGCTTCATCGCTATCTTTATATTTGATAATAAATCCATTATTTGGAATACTACCCGATAGCCATTTTCTAACTATATTGGAAACATCCATTCTAATATCAGGTATATTTAAATCAATTGATTGACTTGCAGTAAACATTGAACCTGTATACCAAGTTCCTCCGCCTGCAGTTGTTTGCCAGGATCCTGTTGTATTGCCTGCGTATGAACTTGTAGTCCAACTATCGCCAGTTATTTTTGAGGTTTTATATTTCCACGAAACTCCGTTGGTTGTTTCTGGTCTATTATAATACGAACCATTTCCATTTTCCCAATCACTTGCTAATGGATAAGCATATATTGTAAAATTAGTTGGTATTGATATTGCTTCTGTGGCATTTAATGATATAAAGAATTGTGCATTTTTATGTATTTCATTTCTTGCTATGGATCTCGAAATATCTGTTATATCAAATTTAATTAATATTCTTGAATTATAGGTATTTTCCCATGCATAAGAACTATCAGCCTGATCGGTTGCTCTATTACCTTCAGTGTTCTTCAATAATTCCAAGATTTGATCAACACCGGTATTTTTATACGGTTGTCTTTCGTAAATAGTGGCGTCTTTCGAGGGATATATTAGTTTAAACATTTATTATACCAATTTTAAAAATTTTTTATTTGTGGCCAAGCTTTTAAAAATTCACGATATGTCACACGATCTTGCACTTTATATCCGCTAGTATTTTTAGAAATTATAGGCTGAATTATTCCAGTTTCAATATTCTTTTCATCAATATTATTTCCTAAATCTATTATAGTACCATCTTCTAAAGAAATCCACCAATGTCCAGAATCTAAATACGTCCCAGAAATTACAACAAATGGTACATTATTTTTATATAATTCATGCGCCAATTCTTTAACCGCATACGTACACGTAGCATATCCGTCATTAAATCTAGAATGTATTTCTTCCTTAATATCGGTCCACACCTTCTTTGCTATTGTGATAGCAGAATTATTGGAAACTTCTATTAATATATTTTCTAGTTTAAACATTTGTTATGCTATCTTTTGTAATAATTTTTTCATGTTTTCCATGTATCTATCGAGTGCTTCTTTCTTCGCTTTAGGATCTTTAATATTATTAATTTTGTCTACCTCAGAATGTGACATTTGAGAATATACCTTACCTACAGTAGAATTCAATCCTTTATTCAACATCTCTATAATATGCTTATCAAGTAACGGTTTAACAGAATTAAGCCATTCTGCTATAAAATATACGTCATACTTCTTTTCATATTTCTTTCTATATGTCATAGTTCCGTCTGCTACTTCAAACATTAAATCTGTAAATATTTGTTTAAGTTTTTTCTGATCTTCCTCTTTAAACAATGGTAAATAATACAATAAATTATAATTGAAATTTGTTAACCGGATGCCTATTTTTAGTTCAGGTTTTCCAGTCACATATCTTTGTTTTGGAGTGTCTTTATCTTTATTTCCATACCGGTCATAATATCCAGGATTCATTAATGTATCTGTATAATATTCGGTGCCAGCCTCATTTGTTCCAAATTTAACTTCCATAGAATTTAAAGTTCCTGAAAACATATAATATAAATATTCTTTTGATTTATCTGTTATATCGTCTTTAAAATTATGCAAGATATATTCCATTAGACTATATTCAATGTTGCCATCTGCTGCATTTTTCATACCTCGCTGGGATTGTATATATTGATTTATATCTATAGATTGTACATTATCTCCGTGTGGTTTAAATACTTGAGCAACTTTTACAACATATTTTCCAGCGGGTAATATTATTTCATTTTCCTGAGCTTTCCCAGTTTCCCTAACATCAATTGCCTTTCCTTTATGTGCTACAGTTTGCAATATCACACCATATCCTTGCGTATATTCTCTTTTCTTTTTTCGTTCATCTTCACCACGGAAAAAATCTCTGCCTAATAACATTATGTTATTTGTTGGCTTGGTTCTAGCAAACTGTTCAGCCCCGCTTTTTGTAGTATCCCAGGATGAGTATGTCTTTAATTCCAACCGATTGTTATTTATTTTCTTCAAAAATTCTAAAAACCCTTCTTTACTATTAAAAAATAATCCACGATATACTAATGCATTATTATCAATTGAATATTTCTTTAATAAATATTCTATATCGCTAGGAGATAAAAATCCAGACCCGGCATCATATACATACTTTTCAAGATTTTTCAATGCGTCTTCAACTATTAATTTATATATTTCTAATAGATTCATAAATCTACCACTCTACCTTTAATATTAGCCTTTGGATTTCTTAATGAAAAAATCATGACATCCATTGAGGGATAAATTACATTCCTCCTTGTTGCTCCATCTATATCGTAGACATTGCCGCTGAATCCCTCGTCGGAATTATAAAGATTGATTATTTTAACACTTTCAACCGTTTGTACTCCCTCAACTCTATCTAATTCTGTGTATAATCTACCCAAAAAGATTGGTTGATTAATTTGCATATTATCCGGTTCAAATAATTTCATTAATACTTGATGACATTTAGTTAATACTTCGTTGCTATTATAATTTGGTCTTGTTATTATTTCATAGTCAATACCAAAATTTACAATATATGGGTCTTTTATATTTATAGCGTCCGTCATCAATCTATATTGTCTCAGGTATGTTCTTAGATTTTCTTTTATTGCTTCGTTTGCCGCAACTAAATTTTTACTAGCGTCATACGTTAGTATATACAGATTTAATGCCATTGGATTGGGCATTCTATCCTGGAAATCGAATGAGGATATTTGATGATCCTGTTCAATATATGCTTTGGCAATTGCTCCATATTTAGAAGGCATTGTATAACATCTAAGAATATAATCTTCTTTTGTTACCGCTCTATTTTGTGCAGCGAAGTTTGCCATTGCTTCTTGTCTAACTACTTCTAATTCTTTTTTATTGGCTCCGCCATACGCTGGTAATGGATTATTTACCGTTAAACTTGCCTTAACAAAATTTAATGTAACTGAATCTACGATTTCTAATGGATTAATTATCGAACTATTTGTAATGGTAGTTAGAGTATTAGCATTTACATTATCTAATAATCCATTTGCAACCGCATATTGAACAGTTAATGTTGTAGAATTTGGTACTTGACCATAAGTTTTTGTGTATAGGAAATTCATCGGATCAATAGAAACATCCGTACTTCTTCTAAAATAATCTAATCCAATTGCTACATTATAAGGATTGGGAACTATTTCTTCATCCGCCTCTCTACTTAATCCTGACCCGAATTGGATTTCTAATAAATCATCTTTTCTTACTCGGGTTACAAATCTATATTCAGTTTGTTTAAATGATAATAAATAAGGAACCGATGATCTGAATTGGGATAATACAGGATCATTAAATGGTGTATTTTTAATTGGTATCGATACCAAATCTTGTGCTAAATATGGAACTTCGTACCAAGTATTTCCATCA